TGACCGAAACGCCCAATACGGCGACCCCATCGGTGACTTCCGCTGCACCGCAGACATGTGGGCTGCCTACCTGCGCCGCAAGACCAACATCCCCGCTGACTTCACGCTCGACCCGCACGACGTCGCCGCCATGATGAGCCTGCTCAAAGTCAGCCGCATCGGCTGGGATGCAAAGAAGCGCGATTCGTGGACTGACCTAGCCGGATACGCCGCCTGTGGGTACGACTGCTCCGTCCGTCAGAACGAAACCACCGGACAACAGTCATGAATCTGCCTGTGGACAAATGGGAATGGGTCGGCTCGATCGTCACAGCCACAAATCTGACATTCAACATCATCGACCCGAACCCGGCAGACGTGAGCATGGCCGACGTCTCCTGCTCGCTCGCTCACATCTGTCGTTACAACGGGCACGTGCCCAGTTTCTACTCCGTAGCCGAGCACAGCGTGCGGGTCGCATGGTGGCTGAAAGAGAAGGGCCACCCCGTCAACATCGTGCTCACAGGGCTGCTTCATGACGCTGCGGAAGCGTACGTCGGCGACATGGTTCGCCCCCTCAAGCGTCACCCCGAGTTCGGCGCCGTCCACCAACGCCTTGAAGAACGAGTCGCCACCGCCGTCCACGAAGCACTCGGCGGGATCTTCCCTCACCCACAACCCGTTCACGACGCTGACCGAGCGATCTACGACTGGGAAGTCGACTTCATCCGCACCGGTGTAGAGATCGGCTGGGACTCCAACTACGCCAGAAACATGTTCCGCATGACCTACGAAAACCTGATTGACGAAGTGACAGCATGACCGAAGACCACATGATCCACCCCAGTCTCATCGGACTGAAAGTCGAGATCGACCGGCTGGTGCCACTCCCCAACAACCCGCGCAGCGGCAACGTTGACGCCATCATGGAGTCCTACGAACGGTTCGGACAGTTGAAGCCGATCGTCGTACAGCGCAACGAGAACGACGAACTCGTCGTCATGTCTGGCAACCACCAGTTGGAAGCAGCCAAGCGGCTCGGCTGGACACATCTCGCTGTGACCGAGATGACCGGCGACGAACAGGACGCCATCGCCTTCGCTCTCGTAGAGAACCGCTTCGGTGAACTCGGGTCGATTGACAAGGAGAAGTTGCACGCCCAACTGATCGACGTCTACGAGTTCCATCCCGAACTGTTCGACTCGGTCGGCTGGGATGATTTCGAGATCGCCGCAATGGAGACGTCAATCGAAGACTTCGGCGGCATCCCCTCCGGGCAGGCGGGCGGATATATCCCGCCCGTGATCCTCTCTGACCCATCACCAAGCCCCCAGCGACCAACCGTCGCCCCGGTGGCGGTACAAGCGAACAACGATGAAGAAGGGGTCCGTTTCGTCGCTCCCGCCGGAACCGACGAACGAGCAGCAGTGATCGGCGGCGTTGGCGGCGCAACATCGCAGGCGCCGAACGCCAAGAAAGCCGCCGCCCAGTACTCGATCATGTTCGATGACGCCGCCCAGATGGGACGGTGGTGGGACTTCGTCAGGTTCCTGCGAGCATCCACGGTCTACGAGGGCGACACCATCGCCGAGCGGCTGATGAACTTCATCGAAGCCCACGGAGAGTTCTGATGTCCACTCCCCCATTCCGGCACATTCATGGCGTTGCCAAGCACGGCACCGACGAGGAACTGCTGGCGAATCGCAACAGCATCCGCTGGCTTGCCACATGGGCTGACGAGGTTCACAGCGAACTTCAGTCGATCTGGACGTGCGCCGAAGTGGCGATTGCCCCCACCAAGTGGAACAACGACGCCGACTGCGAAACCCGTGACATCTCCATCCGCCTGCATCTCACCGAAGGCGAAATTGAAACCCTGCTCAACCTTCTCTCTCACAAGGATTCAGAATGACCACTTTTGACGACTATCAGCAGCGCGCCCTCACCACTGCCGTCTACCCGACGGACAACCTGAGGGGCATCTACTACACCGGTCTCGGCCTTGTGAATGAGGCGGGAGAGGTGGCAGGCAAGATCAAGAAGATGATTCGCGACGACGGCGGCACCTTCACCGCTGAGCGGCGTGAAGCGATTGCTGCCGAGATCGGTGACGTCCTCTGGTACTGCGCCGCCCTCGCTCATGAGATGGGTTTGTCGCTCGACGACATCGCTACCGCCAACCTCGCCAAGTTGGAGGACCGTGCCGCTCGTGGAGCGATCAAGGGTGATGGGGACAACCGGTGACTGCTGATCCGGCGAAGATCGCCAAGAAGGTCGAAGACGTCATCGCTTCGGGCGCTGCCGTCGGCTACGCCTGTAAGGCGTACATCGACCCAGCGAATCCGTACTCGGGCCTCTCGTATGTTGCGTCTGAGGTGGTGTATCACGCTTGTGGTGGCATCAAGTCTGGGTTGAAGGTGATGATGATGCACACCGGTGAGCGCGAGATTCATTGCTATCTCGTAGATGCCAGCGGTAAAGTGATTGACCCAACAGCGAAGCAGTACCCGCGGAAGGTCGACTACACCACCGCACATCACGGCTCGTTCATGTCAACTGAACCGAGCAAACGAGCGGTCGCTCTAGCGGACGCAATCGGAATCACGATCTGAGAGGCAGAGATGGGAAAGCGTGCCCGCATTGAGAACCGCATCAAGCGCAAGGAAACTGAGAAGCAGCGCGCCCAGATCCTCACAGCGATGCAATACGTCGCCCAGTTGACCCTCATCATGGCCGACCGACTCGAACTCATGACCAACGAGCAGCGACAAGAACTCGCAGAACGCCACGCTCTCAAGAAAGAGTACGTGGACCGGCCAGAGAAATTCCGCGAACGGTACTTCGGCAACTTCACTCCCGAAGAACGACTCATCTCCGCAGAAGAAGCAACCGTCGAGAACTGGCTGATGGACATGGACGACTGGCGCAACCTGCTCTACTCCGCAGGACTCTCCCCCAACGTCACCTTCGCCCCCGAAATGAAGATCGACGCATGACCCGTCAACGCATGTTCCTCGACATGTCCTGCGTGGACGCCGCTCGCGCCCGCATCCGCCATGTCTACGACACGTTTGACACCGTCTGCGTCCAGTTCTCCGGCGGCAAAGACTCCACAGCAGTCCTCTACCTCGCCAAAGAAGTCCACGAAGAACGAGGTCTCGGCCCCGTCAAAGTGATCTTCCGAGACGAAGAGATGGTCTCCCCCACCGTCGTCCAGTTCATCGAAGAAGTCCGCAACTACGACTGGGTCGACATGGAGTGGTACTGCCTCCCGATGGGGCAGGAAGTCTGGATCTTGGGCCGACGCGAATACGTCCTGCTCTGGTCACCGTGGCGAGCCTCACAAGGACGACTCGTCCGCGACATGCCGCCGTGGGCAATCCGAGCCGAACACTTCGGACTCGACCCCAACGAACCGCTCCCCGAATCCATCGACTACTACACCATGCAGGGCAAGAAGGGCATGACAGCGTTCATCACCGGAGTCCGGGCGAACGAGAGCATGATCCGCTACCGCTCATGCGTGCAGAAGTTGCACGAGAACTACATCGTCCAGCCCTACCGGCTCAAGAAGTCGATCCCACTCCGGTTCGCCAAGCCGATCTACGACTGGACAACGAACGACGTCATGAAGTTCGTGATCGACGAGCACGGCGGAAAGATGTGCGAGTACTACGAACTTGCCGCTCTCACCGGCTCCAACACCCGAGTGGGCATCCCGCTCCACTCCGTTGCCATCCGCCGCATCGGCGACGTCGTTGCCACCGAGCCAGAGTTCTACGACCGGCTTATCGAATGCTTCCCCGATGTCGACGCCCAGTACCGACTGTGGCCCGAATACGACATGGAAGCCATGATCGACGAATACGCAGCCGAAGGTTGGGATGGTGTCCGCCGCTGCATCGACGAGAACATGCTGACCCCCGGCATCCACGGCGAAGCCATGACATTCGCCGCCAACTACCGCACCAAGTGGGCCACCGACCAGTGGTCCTACCCGCTGGAGTGGCTCCTCAGAAACCTGCTGCTCAACGAGTTCAGCATCACCTCTGTCAGCCCTGTCGGCCCCAAGACACGTGCTCACGCCAAACGGCTTGCCGCTGCTCAAGAACTCGCCGACGCTGACAGCCTCGACATTCTGGATGACTACCGATGAACATCACCACCGTCAAGATCGAGAACTTGCGCCCTGCCGACTGGCGGGCCACTTACATCTTCAAGCCTGAATTGCGGCTTCTGGCAGATTCGCTGGCCGACTACGGGTGGACGGCGCCTATTGTTGTCCGCACGGACGGCACGATAATTGACGGCTTCTCACGTTGGCTGATCGCCCAGTCTGATCCTCGGCTGAAGAAGATGTTCGGGGGCGAGGTTCCGGTGGTGTGGGTGGACTGTGATGAGGCGGAAGCCATGATCATGCACGTTCGTTTGAACCGTGCTCGTGGTCAAGTGATCGCCAAGAACCTGTCTCGCCTGCTGAAGCGTGTCGCCCGGACCGGCAAGTGGACCGAACCGGACATTCAGGCTGCCGTGCGGATGAGTAACGACGAGTTCGACACGCTCATCGACGGGTCGCTGGTCAAGAGTCGATCGCTCAAGGAACACGAGTACAGCAAGGCATGGGTGCCTGTTGAGGCTCCGCCTGCTGGTGCAGTATTGGCTGGCAATATCGTGATTGAGCGTCCTCCTAACGCTGATCGCTAACCCTTCGCTAGCCGAAGCGATCTGCTTGCTACGGTATGTGCGGTTCGACTTCTTCTTCGGAGGTTCAAAAATGCCGCCTCCCCGCCGTAGGCGAGATCGCGAAATTGGTAGGCGCCGTCGTCGCCGGGAGACCCCCGAGATGAGGCCCACCTCTGTCACCCCCAATGGGGGTGGCGGTCAGGCTGAACCGTCACCGGGTGGTGGCGGCGCGTCAGTACCTAGTCCGACGCCGGGAACTCCGTCCGCAACTCCGCGTGTTCCGCGCACCCCCACACCGGGTGGCGGCAGTGCTGGAACGGGCGGCAGTCGCGCTCCCCGTACACCTCGACCGGGTGGCGGCGGTGGGTCCACTGGTCCTCGTCCGCCTCGGGCACCCAAGCCCAAGACTGGCGCGAAGCCGACCAAGAAGGGCACCAAGTTGGGTCGTTTCCTCAAAGGCATCGGTAGGAAACTTCAAGGCAAGAACTGAGGCGGTGAGCCATGCTGGTTACCGTTTCTGAACTCGCTGACTACATGGATCAGCGGTTCACCAACCGTCAAGCAGATTCAGCAGAAGTCACGCTGGCAGGCATCCAATCCGAGATTGAGGTGTTCATCCGGCGACCCATCGAGTCTGACGAGTTCGTGGAGATCTACCACGTCCCAGAGGACTACCTCGTCATCAGCGCCGAGTCGTACTTCTACGACCGGTCGATGGACCGCACTTACAACGGGCTGAACAACCTCGTCGCCCCTCCCTACCAACTGCACTTGCGACAAACGCCGGTCACAGCCGTCTCGCAAGTACGGAAGAAGGGTCGCGTCGAAACGTCATTCACCCCGCTTGCGGTGAACACCACGTGGAAACACACCCGTTGGGGGTTGGAACTGTTCAACGTCCTCCCGTTCGACACGCTCGAAGTCACCTACACCGCAGGTCTTGACGGACCCACAATCCCATACCTGCGTCAAGTCATCCTCCGTGCTGCTGCACGAGAGATGCAGAACATGGTTGACGACGTGGTCGGTCTCAAGGATCTCAACGCTCGCCAGATCACCATCAAAGAAATCGGTTTGACCGAATCCGAGAAGATGATGCTCAAGCGTTTGAAGCGGAAGCAGATCTGACATGCAACTCTCCGTTCATATCGACGCAGACGAGGCCAAGCAACTGATCCGGTCGGTTCGCAACCAGACCCGGCAGTACGTCGTTGTATTCGAAGAGGCACGGATCTACCTCCAAACTGCGTACACGGCCAACTTCGCTGGTCGCGGTGTAGAGGTTGGCGGCTGGGCGCCATACGGAGCATGGACTCCAATGGTCGGCCAACCGGCCTCTCTCGTCCGCACCGGTCTGCTCATGGAGTCGCTGATCAGTCTTCGTGGGGCACCGAACGACATCGGCCCCAAACAGGCCACGTTCGGCACCAATGTCCCTTACGCAGGGTTCCATCAGGACGGCACCCGTCAGATGCCGATGCGTCAAGTGGTGTTTGAACCAGTCGGGTTCGCCGAGTTCCTCGCCAACCGAGTCGCCGATCACGTAGTCAGCGACTACGCCCAGTTCAAGAGTGCATTCAACGGATGAGTCAAGAGCGCCAAGAAGGCCCGTGGCAGGCCAAGAAGTTCATCACCGACTACCTCGCAGCGGACCTGCCGAGTCGTCTGGTCGCGTTCCGCAACGCATGGCAACTTCCCGACGA